ATGCAATTTCACAACAAGGGTTTGTTCCCCAATCTTTATCGTTTGATAAGTAGATACCAGGTTCACCCGCTCCACTTGCTTCAATTCTTTTCCAAAGGTCCATGAAATAATCCTTTGTGATTTTGTGTCTCATTAAAACAGCTGAGTTATTAGCTCTACCTCTTTGTGGATTTGTTTCCCACCATGCTCCACTCTTACAACCAATCATTTCTTCGTCAGTTGCCGAGAACAATGAGATAAGTGCCGCTCTTCTAATACCACCAGCCAATACTGCGTCTGCAATATGACAAACCATATCATGAACTTCAATTGGTCTTAGTTTGTCACCATTTTCTTTAGAATCAAGAATACCCTCCAATTTGATAAGACATTCTTTAAGTGGTTGAGCACCAGGTGCTTTACCCCCTGAAGTAACAAGTCTTGCTCCTTTAGGTCTGATGTCTGAAAAATCAAATTCAATTTTTGAACCACCGAAGAAATATGATTTAACCAACACTTTAACAGCATCAGCCCATCCTTCGATTGAGTCAGCAACCAACCATCTTCTTCCTCTTTCTTTATTTGGTTTTCTAATTTCAGGTAGAACATCAACGTGATGTTTCTGAACTGAATAACCTACACCTGTTCCACCCAAAAGTAAGAACATGATTTCAGAGAATACTCTCCAATCATCAATCGGTGCAAAGGCACAATTGTAAATTCTGTTAGGTGAAATTTCAATTGGTTTACCCGCGAACTGCATTGACCTCATTGAAGGTAATACTTGCTTTCTGTAAACATACATGTAATTCTCTCTAATCTCTTTTTCGATTTCTGGATACTGCTTAATGTGCATCTCCATGTTTCTTGTGACAAGTTCTTGCCATGTCTCTCTTCTCTTTAGTTCTGGAATATACTTAGCGTATTTCATATACACTGTAATTTCCGATAAAATCCTGTTTGAAATGTCCATTGTTAAAATTTTAAATGTGTTTTTTTATCAAAAAATCGTTGATTTTAAAGATAAATATATGGTCGGCACATAACCGACCATTAGTTTCAATAAAAAAAAATAAGTTTTTTTCAAAAAAAGTAGATATTTAATTAAGTTGTTTTTTGCTGTGCTTCTCTTTCTTTTCTTTTCTCGAGAAGCTCCTTAACTCTATCTCTTTTTCTTTCTTCTTGTTGTTCTTCGAAACCTAAGAAAGTTACTGATGATTCAGTATCAATCTCCAATAATTCATTATTGAATTTACAGTTTTCGAAAACAACACCATCCTTACCCAAACGGGATTTGGTGATTGCAATTGTTGCCAAATTCATCTCCTTTTGTTGAAGTGTCTTTGCAACAGTGATGATTACGTGACCAACCTGAGCCTTTTTAATTGAGCCACCCATTTGGTCAGTCGTAACAACTTCGGACGAAATTGAAGACCTATTACCTTGTGTAGCGGTCCATCCAACAAGATTCAATTCGTGACACATGGCTTCGAACCCTCTCATTACAGAACCTTCGGCTTTCCACTCATCTTTTGCACTCGATTCAGGAAGAACACAATCAATATAATCCAATAGAATCAAATCAATCTTTGTCCCATCAGCAATCATTTTTCTGACTTGGTTCTTGATTTGATTCATAGTCATGGTATCAGACGCAAGTTTCTTGAGAACCAATTTGTTTTTCATTGTCTCTTGAATCTCAGTAATCTTAGACATTACCTCTTCTTTGTGATTAGCTAGATTATCAGGTTCAATACCAGTCCATATTGTGAAGTGTTTCCTTTGAACAATCTTTGGGTTGTCTTCGAAGAATATCTGAAGAACATTATAACCCAAATTAAATGCGGTGTTTGCAATCTTGGTAAGTATCGTTGTCTTACCCACACCTGTCGGTGCCAAGATAACTCCAATCTCACCTTTCGCCAAACCTCCTTTGAGAAGTTTGTCAATTCCAACAATACCCATAGGTATTGGATGACGATAGTCTTCTTCTAATACAGTATCAAGACCTGTGAAGATATCTGAAGTCCCCTTGTCAGTCTGACCAACCTGAAGAGCATCTCTCACCAAACCTTCAACCTTATCATAAGATTCAAAGTCACCTTCGGTGATAATCTTCTGTGCTCTGTCCATAGCTTTCTGAAGTTCTTGTTGTTTACAAAACTTCAAAGCCTTTTCCTGAACAAACACAGTCCCTTCAAACGGAGCTTCTTTTACTTGTTTGATTGTGTCCAACACAATCTTTGCTACAAGTTCTTGTGATACCTCAGATTTTACAATCTGTTCTAATGTATCAAAGTTGGGGGTAGACTCATATTTTGAGAAGTATTCTTTAATCATCTGAATGATGATTTTGAAATACTTGTTATCGAAATACGAAGATTCAATTACATCCATGATAGACGATGAAAAGTCCTTATCTTCTATAATTTGGTTTAATAACTGTAACTGAAACTGATTGCCTAAATAATCGAAATTTTTATTCATAAATTGAAACTTACCCCTCTATATTATTAAATACTTACTTACTCAAATCAAATTCCAAATATTGGTAACTTAATTCAGGATTTGAAAAAATGTCAGTCAATTCACGAAGGACATCTTTTAAAAATGGTCTTACGTCAACCGTATAACGAACTTTTGGTGGAAACTTTTTTCCGTCAAAAATTCTCTGACAAATTGTCTGTTCCCCAACTTTAACATAAATGTTAAAAATCTCAGGACCTTCAGTAAATGAAGTCTCCATAATCTTTGGGTCGTGAATGATAGACTCTTTGTTATCCATCATGTAGACAACAGTCTTCATTTTAAGATAATACTCAAGGTCTTCTCTCAGTCCTCTAATGTATTCATAAAACTCCACAGAGTTTTTTGCCTTAGGGTTATACCCTCTTACATTAAAGAATCTTTGGACAACAATGTTGTCATTCAAGGTTAGCAAAAATTCCATTTTCGTGCTGTCTTGTTCTTTCATAGTTTTAATTTTTGTTTGTGTTTCGTTTTTCTTTTCTAGTTAATTTCATGAATGGTTTTAGGAAGTTTACCCAAGCCTCATCATTTTTGGGTAGGTAATTAAAAAGACCGTCTTCCATCATCAGTCTCATTAAATTCTTATATCCTCTATCGGTGGGGTCAATTGTATCGGTGTGGATTTGTTCTACAAGTTGTTTTCCTTCGTCCGTAATTAACGGATTGGTAAGGTCAACTATTTTAGAGTTTGTTGTATAAAACTCTTCTCCAAGTATACCGCTTTTAGTCCGTCCTGTCAAAATATTTGATAGGCTTTTTGGTGATTTTGGATGCATGTTTTTTCGGGCATAATCTAAAATTTCGTCGATTGTGCAGGTTTTTTCGAGCATAACCGGAAAAAGTTTCACCAAAGTTTTTTCCCCCAACCCTTCAATACCATCAATATTGTCTGATTTGTCTCCAGTGAAAATTTTACACACGGTTACATTCTGATGAGGAATGTCCACCTTGTTAATAGAAATCTTGTCACCGTTTTTAAAATATTGTTTGTGAACTGGAGAATAAATTGTTACACGTTCGGAAATGAGTTGGGTCAGGTCTTTGTCCGCAGAGAATATAATGATGTTTTCTTGTGTTGCAATTTTACAATAGTAGGCAATAAGGTCGTCAGCCTCGTTATTCATCATCTCGACCTGTCGCACGAATACCTCCTCCAAATACGTCTTTACTCTTGCCTTTTGTTGCAAGTAAGACTCGTATTTGTAATCATTCATATCCTGTCTTCGGTTTCCCTTATATTGAGGATATATACTTTTTCTAATTGAGGAATTGGAATCTCCGTCCCAAAATACAACTACTTTATCGTGGTTGTGTTCATCCAAGAATCTGCGAAGAGTATTAATAAAATGATAAACACCACCAACGTGAGCCCCATCATTATAAAGTTCTTTAACACCGTGAAAGCCAATCTTAAAAAGGTTATCACCATCTACTAATAAAGTTTTAGACACATAGTTTATTTAAAGGGTTACTAATCTTCTCTCTCTTCTTTTAAATCGAAATCACCATCCGCTCCGATGATATCTTTCCAATATTCGGCGTATTCCTTTTTGTATTTTTCAATCGAAGCCTTTTCTTCGGAAGCTTCTTTTCCAGCTAAGAACCCGTGTGGGGTAACGATAATTCTACCGTCATCAAATCCTAAACCGTTGATATGATTTTTCAATACAGATACCTTACTTCTAACTGCAAACTTTACAGAACGTTTGTCTTTGGTCGCGGTAATCTTAGTTGTTCCCGCACCTTTTTGATTACCAAATAAGAACACCAATGATGAGTTTAACCATACAGCGTTTCCACCTTTAGCCATAATTTTGGGTTGACCGAATGGATTGTCAGGTAATTCAACCCAAGGTTGGTTGATAATAATTAAAGTGTTTTCCCATTTAGAATCTGCCTTTCTTGAACCTGAAATTCTTTGGTTGATACCCATACCAATTTTGTCTGACAATACAGAGGCGTTATGTTGTTTACCACCTTTACCATCAAAGGTCATTTTACAAGGCACAGAACCCACAGAATCCCATATAAAACATAAGCTTGGTGATTGTGGTCCATCTTCATCTTCGTAGTCTAATTCACCCTTTTCCTGAGCATCCAACAATGAATTGATGTAGTCTGTAATTTGTTCAATATAACTGAAGTTATTGTTGAAGATGAAAAATCCACCCCAATCCATTTCACCTGTTTCTTCATCTACCACTTCCTCACATTCAAAACCCATAAGTTTTGCGTGGTCAAACGACCACTTTTGTTCTGTGATGATGAACACAGGTAATATCTTTTTCTTTTGACAATCAACAGCCGCCTTAATTGCCGCAGTTGTTTTACCTGTATCTGAGTGACCCAAGAACATATTCAAGTGTCCGATTGCAGGTCCAGGAAGACCCACAGCATCTAAGAAATCTCCACCTAAGTCAAGAAATCTTTGAGGCTTATATTTTGCTGAAGTTGAAAACTTCTCTTTAACTTTATTAAAGTTGTTCTTCTTGATTGCCATTTTCTATTCTTTTAATGTTTGGTAATTTGTTTTCTTTTGGTCTTTTGTAGAAGATACTATCTTCTTCATATAAAGTGCCA